TACAACCTGCTGCGAGAGTACGAGGGCCGGGTGACGGTGAAGATCCTCGGCATCGCTGCATCGGCGGCCTCCTTCATCGCCATGGCGGCCGACGAGATCCAGATCGCCCGCGCGGGCTTCTACATGATCCACAACGGGCAGGTCTGGGCCGCCGGCGATCGCAATGCCCTGGTCGAGGTGGCGGAATGGCTCAAGCCGTTCGACTTGGCCATGGCCGATATCTACGCCCAGCGCACCGGCGGCGACAAGGACGAGCTGGTGGAAATGATGGATCGCGAGACCTGGCTCACCGCCGCCGAGGCGGTGGAACAGGGCTTCGCAGAAGGATACCTGGTAAGCGATCCGGTGGATGACACGGAGGCCGATCGCCAGGCGCATGCCCTTCACCGGGTGGGGGCCGCGCTCGCGAAGTTGGGCATGCCGCACGCCGAGCGCCGCAAGGTGCTCAACGACCTCCAGCTCGGGGCGAAGCCCGAGCAGAAGCAAACGGCCGTCTCGGCTCAAACCCTGGCAGCGCTGCAGTCGGCAACCGACCGACTGGGCGCCGCCGTCAACGTGAAATAGGAGTTCATCCTCATGAGCAAGTCCATCGAGCAGATGCTCGAAGAAGTGACGGCGAAGCTGAATGCCGTCGACAAGCAGTACACCGAGCAGGCTGACAAGGCCATGGTCGAGGCGCGGCGTGCGGGTGACCTGTCGAAGGAAACCAAAGACTCCGTCGACAAGGTCGCCACGGAATTCAACTCGCTGAAAACGGTGCAGGACAAACTCGAGGCCAAGCTGTCGGGCATCGAGCAGGCGGTGGCCGAGCTGCCGACGCGCGGTCAGCAGGTGCATGCCCGCACGATCGGCGGCGAGGTCGTCGCGTCCGAGCGGCTGGAGCCGTTCGCCAAGAGCATCCAGTCCGGCCAGCGGCTGTCGGTGCCCGTCAGTGCCGCGCTGCTGTCGTCCGACTTGCCGCCCAGCACTGTCGAGCCCGACCGTCAGCTCGGCGTGCTGGGCCGGCCGCGCCAGCGCATCTTCGTGCGCAGCCTGATCGCGCCCGGCCAGACGTCGTCGAACGCGATCTTCTACGTGCAGCAGACCGGCTTCACCAGTGCCGCCCGTGCGGTTGTCGAAGGCACGAGCAAGCCGTACTCGGACATCACGTTTGAGGCCAAGATCCAGGCCGTGGCGACCATCGCGCACATGTTCAAGGCGTCCAAGCAGGTGCTCGACGATTTCAAGCAACTCGCCAGCCTGATCGATTCCGAGATGCGCTATGGCCTGGACCTGGCCGAAGAGACCGAGATCCTGTTCGGGTCCGGCACGGGCGCCTCGCTGCATGGGATCGTGCCGCAGGCAACGGCGTTCGATCCCGCCTTCGAGGTCGAGAAGCAATCGGGCATCGACGATCTGCGCCTGGCGATGCTTCAAACGCAGCTCGCACGCGTTCCTGCCACTGGGCACGTCCTGCACTTCGTCGACTGGGCAAAGATCGAACTCGTCAAAGACGACATTGGCCGATACGTCCTCGGCAATCCGCTGGGCCTGATGGGGCCGGTGCTGTGGGGTCTGCCGGTGGTGCCCACCGAGATCGCGCAGTTTCTGGGGAAGTTCCTGACCGGCGCCTTCCGTGATGCCTCGCAGCTCTTCGACCGCGAGGACGCCGCCGTGGTGATCTCCACCGAGAACGCCGACGACTTCGAGAAGAACCTGATCTCGATCCGCGGCGAAAAGCGCCTGGCGCTGGCGGTCAAGCGTCCCGAGGCGTTCATCTTCGGCAACTTCACTGCGCCCGTGGCGGGCGGCGGCCAGTAAACCAGAGCCGCCGCTGGCGGCCTGATCCAGGAGAAATCTGATGAAAACGCAAGCCGTGAAATTGATCGCGCTGCGCCCCTTCCTGCACGGGTACACGGTGCTGTCCGTGGGCGACGCGATCGTCACCACGCCGGGCCATGCGAAGCAACTGCTCCACCTCGGACATGCGCGCGAGGCGGCTGTGTCGGCGCACGGTGTCGACGCCAGCACGGAAGAGCTGAAAGCTGGTGCTGCGGCGCCGGGCAATCCGGTGGCCGACGCTCCTGCACTGCAGGTGACCGACGCCGCTACGGCGCCGGGCGCAGAAGCGGGTGTCGGTGCCGACGGGGCGCCGGCCAGCCAGACTGGCACCGATGCCCTGGCCTCCGGTACTTCGGCCGAGAATGCTGCCGCCCAGCAGATGGACCTGGCCGGCGGTGCGGTTTCGGCAGGCACCGCGGCTGCGGCAAAACCGGCGGGCCGCGCACGACGCCAGGCGGGCTGACATGGCGCTGGTTGACGTCAGTTTGGCGAAGCGGCATCTGCGGGTCCGGACAGAAGTCGACGACGACCTGATCGCGTTCTATCTCCTCGCGGCTCAGTCCGCTGCCGAGGTGTTTCTCGGTGCCCGGCTGTGTGCCACCGAGGAAGAACGCGCGCAGATGGTTGCCGCCGGCGCCGCTTCGGAAGAGGTGCTGGTCGCAGGCTCTGACGTCAAAGCAGCCGTGCTGCTGACGCTCGGGAGCCTGTACGAGCAGCGTGAGGACCTGGTCATTGGTCAGAGCGTGGCGAAGCTGCCGCGAGGGGCTGAAGCCCTGCTCTGGCCGCATCGCGTCGATCTCGGCGTATGAGGGGGTGAATCATGAGGCAGCCAAGACCGGGCGAGCTGCGTGAGCTGGTGCTGATCCGGCAGCGCACCGATATGCCGATGACAGGCGGCGGCGTGGCAGAGAGCTTCACCGGCGAGCGCTACGCAGACGCCAAGATCGAGCCCGTGGGAACGGCGGTGTACCAGGCCGGTGTCCAAACCGATGACAGGCTCACCCACCGCGTGTTCTTGCGCAGCGAGATGGCGGTCGGGGTCGACGGGGCATGCGAGATCGTGTGCGACGACGTCGTCTACCGCGTCCGGCGCTGTGCCGACATCGGTGGTGCCCGTCGGTTCGCGGTGATCGAGGTTGAGGAGCTGCGAGGCGGAGTCGGCTATGGCTTCTAAAGGCGGCGTCAGCGGCTATCTCCACATGGAGGGCTGGGACAGCTTCCGCCAGCTCGACTTCAAGAAGCGCGAGATCCGCAAGGGCATGCGCCTGGCGGGGCGGTCTGTGCAGCGTGCCGCCCGCAAGCGCATCCGCAAGGGCAAGGCGCAGGGCGATTACCCGGCCGGCCAGAGCGGCGTCCTGTCCCGCAGCATTCAGGTGAAGGTGAGTCGGCCCGGGTTCATGGTGCGGGTCGCGCCACAGAAGACGCCTGCAATGGGACAGGACTTCTATCCGGCGTATCTGTTCTATGGGGTCACCGGGAAGAAGGCGCGCAAGGACCGCCGCAGTCAGGCGAAGGACGGGAAATGGCGGGTGAAGCCCCGGGGCAACTACATGGTCGATGCGTTGGAGGAGCAGGCCGGCAACGTCCAGGCGACCCTGAAGGCCGCGTTCGCGGCCGCGCTGAAGTGAGGTGAACGATGCAAGTTTCTTTGGTGGCTGAGCACCTGAAGGCGCACGTGCCGGTGCTGAACGGAAACGTTGCCGCAGGGATGGACACCGACGTGGTGTTGGGTTCCAGCCAGATGCCGGTGCCGGCGGCTTTCGTGATCATGACCGAGGACGATGCCGCAGACCCGTACTCCCAAACATCCTACCTGCAGGAGATCGACGACACGATCGACATCGTGGTTGTGCTGCCGGTCAGGGACGAAGCTGGCCTGCTCGTCGCGGATCTGCTCCACGAGGTCCGTCGCCAGATGCTGCGGGCGCTTGCCGGTTGGCGGCCGGGCCCTGAGTACGAAGGCCTGGTCTACAACGGCGGCGACTTGATCCGGATCGACCGGGCGCGCTGCGCCTATCGCTATTCCTTCTCGGCGGAGTTCACGCTGGGGCGCGCCGCGTCGTTTCGGGCGGATGGCGCCGGCCAGGTGCCGCCGGCTGAGACCTGGCCGGAGGTGGAACAGGACGGCATGTCGATGCTGGAGGGCGTCACGGTGCGGGTCGATGCGATCGACCCGATGGCCGATCCGAATATCAAACGGCCTGGCCCGGACGGGCGGGTCGAACACGAGGTGAGATTGGAGTTTCCCAATGCAAAAGACTGAGGTGCATGTGAAGCCGGCCGAGGGCCGGACGGTGCCCGATCCCGAGCGGCGCGACGTGCTGCCGGCGGAAGGCCGCAAGGTGGTGCGCACGCCCTACTGGGTGCGGCGCATCGAGGACAAGGATGTGGTGGTCGTGGCAGCTGAGAAGCCGGCCGGCCGCCGTTCGGAGCGCAGCGAATGATCTCGTTCAACGGTATTCCCAATGACCTGCGGGTGTCGCTGTTCTATGCGGAAATGGACAACTCGCAGGCCAACAGCGGCGCGACGCAACTGCGCCGCCTGCTCATCGCGCCTGCGAACGAGGAGGTGACGCTGGCCACCGGCCTGGTGCTCGCCACGCAGGAAAGCGAAGTGCGCGCGTTGGCCGGCATCGGCTCGCCGCTGGCTCAAGCCTTCAGCGTCTGGCGCCAGAACGACCCGATGGGAGAGGTGTGGGTGTTGCCCGTCAAGGTCGCCGGCACCGCCGCCGCTGGCAAGGTGACGATCACCGGCACGGTCGCTGAGGCCGGCGTGCTCTCGTTCTATGTGGGCGACGACCGCGTGCAGCTGACGCTGGTGGCCGGGATGGCGGCGGCCGACGTGGCGGCGGCGTTGGCCGCGGCGATCAACGACAAGGGCCTGAGCATGAGCGCGCTGGCCGGAACGGAGGCCGGGGAAGTGACGGTCACGGCCAAGTTCAAGGGTCTGCTGGGCAACGATCTGCGCATCGGCGTGAACCTGCGCGGCGCGGCGGGCGGCGAGCGTACGCCGGCCGGCATCGTACTGGCGTTCGCGCAACCCACGGGCGGCGCGGGCGTCCCGGAGATGGTCGACGTGCTGGCGGGTGTTGCGGATTCGGAGTTCGAGTTCATCTACCACCCGTTCACCGATACGGGGTCGCTCGATGCCTTCAAGGCGTGGATGGACGACGTGGCGGGCCGGTGGTCTTGGGGCTCTATGCTTTACGGCCACGTCTATACGGCGCGGCGGGGGACGCTGGGCGAGATGGTCACCGCCGGGCGCCTGCGCAACGATCAGCACCACACCATCGTGGGCTTCGAGCAGCCGGTCGCAGCGCCCGCGTGGAAAGTCGGCGCGGCGTACGCGGCTCGGCAGGCGGTCTTCATCTCTGCGGATCCGGCGCGGCCGACCCAGACCGGGCTGCTGGCCGGGATCTCGCCGCCGCCGGAAGGCAAGCGATTCACGACGGTCGAGCGGCAATCCCTGCTGTGGGCTGGCATCGCGACGCAGACCAGCTCGCCGGATGCCGTGCGCATCGAGCGCGCGGTCACGACGTATCAGCGCAACGCCTTCGGCCAGCCGGATGATTCCTATCTGGACAGCGAGACGATGCACCAGTCGGCCTACATCATTCGCTACCTGCAGGGCGTGATCACCAGCAAGTTCGGCCGCCACAAGCTGGCAAACGACGGCACCAACTTCGGCGCGGGCCAGGCGATCGTCACGCCGAGCGTGATCCGCAACGAGCTGATCGCAGCGTATGCGGTACTCGAGGATCGCGGCATCGTCGAGAACAGCGCAGCGTTTCAGGCGCATCTGATCGTCGAGCGTGACGGCCAGAACCCGAACCGCGTGAACGTGCTGTTCCCGCCTGACTACGTGAATCAGCTGCGCGTGTTCGCGATGCTGAATCAGTTCCGGCAGCAGTACCCGGTGACCGAGGCCTGATCGCTTCACGTCGCAACCGAAGGCCCGCCTCGAGCGGGCCTTTTCATTTTCTGAAAGGAGTTTTGCCATGGGGCAAAAAGTAGCCGGGACCGTCTATTTCAAGGTGAACGGCAAGCAGCTCGAGGTGACCGGCGCTGCCGAGGTGCCGACCACCGATGCGATTCGCGAGAGCTTGCGGCCGGGGTACTTCTCGGAGACGGATCGCGTGCCGTCGATCAAAGTTGACGCGCTCTTCACGCCGGATTTCCCGCTGGACGAGATCCAGAAGGACACCAACATGACCGTCACGGTGGAGTTCAAGAACGGCAAGACGTACGTGTTGACCGAGGCCTACCAGGTCGGCGAGCCGGTGATGACGGGCGACGACGGCAAGGTGCAACTGCAGTTCGACGGAAAGCGGGGTCTCTGGCAATGAGCGACAACAAGTTTCCGCTGCGTGCGGCGATCAAAGCGCACGGCGAGGAGATCCGCGAGCTCGCGTTGCGTGAGCTCAACGGTGCCGACGTGCGCGCCGTGAAGGCCCTGCCGTACCGCGTCGGCGCCGACGAGAGTGTGAGCCTCGACATGGACGCCGCCGCGAAGTACATCTCGCGCATGGCCGCCATCCCCCTCGGTTCGGTTGATCAGCTGGCGCTCAGCGACCTGAACGACCTGGCGTGGAAGGTGGCCGGTTTTTTCTTGAGTTCGGAGTCGAAAGCCCCGAGCGATTCCGAGAGCTGATCTACAACGTCGCGCACTTTTGGCGGGTAGATCCGGAAGTGATGATGGCGCGCCCGCTGGCGATCCTGCTCGAGCACACGCTCGAGGGTGATCGCATCGGGCGGCGCCTGAGTCAGAACGAGGAGTAAGGCATGGCTGGAGAGAAGTTTCAGCTCAAGGCCCTGATCACCGGCGTGGATCGCCTCTCGCCCATGTTGGCCGGCGCCCGCAAGCACATCTCCGGCTTTCGCAAGACGCTCCAGTCGAGCAAGCTGTCGGAAGGATTCAGCTTCGGTGACGTCGTGCGGGGCGGTGCCTTCGCGGCACCATTTATCGCGGGTGCGAAGGCCGCTGTCGACTTCGAGTCGGCCATGGCCGACGTGCGCAAGGTTGTCGATTTCGACAGCGCGGCCGAGTTCAAAGAGATGGGCGAAGAGATCGCCAACATGTCCAAGCGGCTGCCGATGGCGGCCAAGGACATCGCGGCGATCGTGGCTTCGGGTGGCCAGGCGGGCTTGGCGCGCGGCGAGCTGGTGCGATTTGCCGAGGACGCCGTGAAGATGGGGGTGGCGTTCGACAGCACTGCCGAGGAGTCCGGCGACATGATGGCGAAGTGGCGCACCTCGTTCAAGATGACGCAGGACGAGGTGGTCGGCCTGGCGGACAAGATCAACTATCTGAGCAACACAGGCCCGGCCACCGCCAAGCAGATCTCGTCGATCGTGACCCGGATTGGGCCGCTGGGCGAGGTCGCGGGTTTGGCCTCGGGACAGATCGCTGCAATGGGTGCCACGCTGGCCGGCATGGGCGTGCAGGAGGAGGTCGCCGCGACGGGCATGAAGAACTTCATGCTCTCGCTGACTGCGGGGGCTTCGGCCACGAAGCAGCAGCAACAGGTGTTCAAGTCGCTGCGCATGGATTCCAAGAAGGTCGCGCAGGACATGCAGAAGGACGCCCAGGGCACGATCGTGCGGATCCTGACGGCAATCAGCAAGGTGGACTCGAGCAAGCAGGCGGCCGTGCTTTCGACCCTTTTCGGGCGTGAGTCGATAGGTGCGATCGCGCCGATGCTCAACAACCTGGACCTCCTCAAGCGCAACCTCGCGAGCGTCGGAGACGAAACGCAGTATGCCGGCTCCATGAACAAGGAGTACGAGGCCCGCGCGGCGACAACGGCCAACAACATCCAGCTGCTGAAGAATCGAACCGTAGCGCTGGGCATGGCGATCGGGAACACGCTGCTGCCGTCCATCAACGGCTTTATCGGGTTCGCCGGGCCCATGATCGACAAGATCACCGAGCTGGCGCAGGCCAACCCTTGGCTGGTCAAGGGGGGGCTGGGTGCCGCACTCGCCTTCGGTGTGGTGCGCGTGGCAATGGTGACGGCGACGTTCGCAATGAAGGCGCTCAATGCAGTTGTGGGCATGAGCCCGCTGGGTCTGGTAGTGCGTGGTATTGCTCTGGCGGCAGGCTTCATGATGGCGAATTGGGACAAGGTTGGGCCATTCTTCACCGAGTTGTGGGGGTCAATTGAGAGCGCCGCCGGCAAGGCCTGGGATCTTCTGAAAAGTGTCTGGTCTGGCCTGGGGACGTACTTCACAGGGCTGTGGTCGTCGCTCCTCGAGAGTGTCGGCGTTGCCTGGGAGGGGCTGAAGGGCTCGTTCCTCTTTCAGAGCCCGATCGACGCAGTGGCCGCCAATTGGGAGCCGCTGGTGGGCTGGTTCAAAGACCTGTGGGAGCGAGTGCAGAAGTACATCGAGCCGATCACAGGCGGCCTGCAGTGGCTCAAAGAGAAGGTCGGCGGAATCTTCGGCGGCGGCGACAGCTCGCCAGTGGCGGCGCCGGCGGCGAGTATCTCGGCGTACGAGAGTGCGCGCGTCGCAGGCGGCGCTGGTGCTACTGCGGCTGCAGCTGCCGGTCAGCCGGCGCGGGTCGACGGAGATCTGCGAATCCGCTTCGAGGGCGCGCCGCCGGGCATGCGCGTGGAAGAGGCACAGACGAATCAATCGGGTCTGACGGTGAAGCCGTCGGTTGGCTATCGAACGGTGGGGGCAGGCTGACATGGCATGGAAAGATGAAATGCAGGCCGCCTCGTTTCGGGGTGTTCCGTTCCTCGTCGATGCGGACCGCAGTACGCGAGGCCGGCGCACGGTAGTGCATGAGTACCCGAAGCGCCCGATGCCTCTCGTTGAGGACATGGATCTCGCCACGCGCGATTACAAGCTCTCGGCCTGGGTGGCCGGGCCCGATTGCTTCACGCAAAGGGACGCGCTCCTCAAGGTGATCGAGGAGCCGGGCCAGGGCGAGCTTGTGCACCCGTGGTACGGGCGCGTGATGGTCGTCAACACGGCGTGCGAGGTGTCGCACTCGGACAAGGAGGGCGGGGTTGTACGGTTCGATCTGGTCTTCGTTCGCGGCGACGCCGCCGGCTTTCCCCTAGGCACGGCCAACACCGGGGTACGTGCGGACTTGGCGAGCAACAGCGTGCAGACCTCGGCACAGTCCCGCTTCGCGGCGGCGATGGGGATCGTGGATAGCGCGAAAGTGCAGGCGGCTGCGGTCCAGGGGCGGTTCCGAGAGATCGGCCGCGCGCTGGACGAGCAGGCCGGCCCGCTGCTCGGGCTGTTTCGAGATGTGCAGAGTGTCTTCGACCTGGTGATGACGGCGCCGGCGCAGTTTGCCAGCCAGATGTTCAACATGGTCGGCGCGGTGACGCGCAGCTTCGATGGCTTCAGCAACTTAGGCGCTGGCTTCGGGGCGGTGTCGTTGGCGGGGATCTTCGGCAAGTCGCAGACGTCGCAACGCGTCGGGTCGGTGGCGTTGCCGCCTGACCCGGCATCAGCGGCGGTGGTGCGCAGCGTGAGCGAGCTGGTGCGCGATGCGGTCCTGGTTGACACGGCGCGCGATGTGTCGTTGCTGCCCACCGCCGCGCCGCCCGCGCGAGCTGACGGCGGCGCGGCGCTGGAACCTGGTGGCGAGCAGGCGGTCACTGGAACTGGGGATAACGGTGGAAGCCTGGCCGAGCTGTTGCTGGGCGGGGAGCCGCGCGATCTGCCTGTCAGCGAGGACGTGCGCGCCGCCCGGGACGAGTATGTGGCTGCAGTTTGGACGGCCACGCTCACGGCTGAGGCTGAGCATTACGAGGCGCTGACGGCGCTGCGGATCGCCGGCATCCGCCACCTCGATGCGGTGGCACTGCGTGGGCTGCAGCTGCGCCCCTACACACCGGCCGCTGTCCTGCCGGCCCTGGTGCTTGCCTACCGCGAGTACGCGGACGCACGGCGCGCGGGCGAGATCGTGACGCGCAACCGCGTGGCGCATCCAGGCTTCCTGCCGGCGGCCGAGCTGAAACTGATCAGAGGTTGATATGGCGCTCAAGCTTGATGACCCGAACCTGGTCACGCTCACGGTTGACGGCATGGACTACAGCGGCTGGAAGGAGGTCGAGATCGGTGCCGGAATCGAGCGCCTGGCACGCGATTTCACGGTGTCCTTGACCTGGAACTGGCCTGGTGCGAAGGGCGGTCCGGTGCGCGTGCGGCAAGGCGCGCGGTGTGAGGTGAAGATCGGCCGCGACCTGGTGCTGACCGGGTACGTGTTTGCAACCCCGATCCGTTACTCGGCGACCGAGGTCACGGTGTCTGTGAGCGGTCGATCGCTGACGGCGGACCTGATCGATTGCACGGTTGACGAGAAGCCGGGGCAATGGCGCGGGCAACCTGTCGCGTCGATAGTGCGGGCACTTGCCGCGCCGTATGGAGTCGCGGTCGTTGACGAGATCCGGGACGCCGCGACGGTGGCAGATCACTCGGTGGAGCCGACGGAGACGGTGTTCGAATCGATCGACCGAATGCTGAGTCTGTCGGAGCTGTTCGCCACTGATGATGGGCACGGGCGACTGGTGATGGCGCAGCCGGGAAGTGGAGGCCGCGCCGCGGACGCGATCGAGCTGGGACGCAACATCAAGTCGGGGGACGCGCAGCTCGACTTCGCGCGGCTGTATTCCGAGTACCGCTGCGTGGGGCAGCGGGCCGGGACCGATGAGGAGTTTGGCGAGGCCGCGTCAGAGGTGTCTGCAGCCGTTACGGATGGCCGGGTGGGCAGGCGTCGGATGCTGAAGGTGCAGCCGAGCGGCCAGCTGACGCCCGCGCTCGCGCAGCGGCGGGTCGAATGGGAGCGCGATTTCCGACTCAGTCGGGCGCTGAAGACCGCGTATGAGGTGCAGGGCTGGCGGCAGAGCAACGGTGCGCTGTGGCGGCCCAACATGCTCGTGCGGGTGGTCGATGACCTGATCGGATTCGATCGCGACATGCTGATCACGGAGGTCTCGTACGTGCTCGGGGCGAGCGGCATGCTCACTCGGATGAGCGTGGCGCCGCCGGAGGGCTTTGTACCGGAGCCCACACACAAAAAGGGCCGCAAACGCAAGAAGGGTAAGGGCGGCGATGCATTCGAGTATCTGCTGCCGGCAGATTGGGAGGAAGGATCATGAGTTCGATGTCAAGCGCGGTGCGCAACATCGTGGTGCGTGGCCTGGTCGCGATGGTCGACGCCGGTCGCAAGCTGCAGGCGCTGCAGGTGCGGTTGACGGCAGGCGAGGATCGGAGCGGCGTGGAGCACTTCGAGGCCTATGGCTTCACGTCACATCCGCTGCCAGGCGCCGAGGCCGTTGTGGCCTTCGTGGGCGGTGATCGCTCGCATCCGGTCGCGCTGTGTGTCGCGGACCGGCGGGTTCGTATCGCGGGGCTGGAGGCCGGCGAGGTGGCGATCTACACCGATGAGGGTGATTCGATCGTGTTCAAGCGCGGCCGGATAGTCGAGGTCACGACCGAGACTTTCCGGCTCAATGCGAAGCATTGCGAGCTGAATGCTTCCGACGGCATCGAGCTCAACACGTCCCTCGTGTCTGCGGCTGGACGCATCGAGGCCGCCGGCGACGTGAAGGCGGGCGACACCAGTACGCAGGATCACCGGCATCGTGGCGTCACTGTCGGGGATGGGGTAAGCGGGGAGCCGATCTGATGGATATCCGCTATGTGGTGGGCGCCACCACGCCGCTCGCGCGCGCGGTGGTTATCAGCCTTTTTACCTGGCGGCGAGCGCTGGACAGCGACCCTATCGACGACGGCGAACGCTATGGCTGGTGGGGCGACAGCTTCCCCGCGCAGGCAGATGATCGGATCGGGTCGCGGCTGTGGCTGCTGCGGCGCCGGACTCTGACCGATGCAACGCGCAAGGATGCGATCGCCTTTGCGCGCGAGGCGCTGCAGTGGCTGATCGACGACGGCATCCTGTTGGAGGTCGACGTCCAGGCCGAGCGCCAGGGCAACAACCGGCTGGCGCTGTGGGTCGTGGGCACGCACGCTCGCGGCGCGCAGGAGCGGCTGATTGAATTCAACGATATTTGGCAGGTGATACAGAATGCCGTTTGAAACTCCTACCTTGCCCGCCCTGGTGGCGCGGGCCGATGCAGACTTGGGCCTGCAGGCCGAAACCGGCCTGCGGCGCTCGGATCAGCAGGTGCTCGCGCGCGTGCACGGCGGTACCGCCTATGGCCTATACGGCTATCTCGGCTGGCAGTCCCGCCAGATACTGCCCGATACGTGCGACGAGGAGGTGCTCGCCCGCTGGGCGGCAATGCGCGGCGTGATCCGCACGCCAGCGACGAGTGCGGTCGGGGCTGCAACGCTTCGCGCTGCTCCGGGCGCACAGCTCGACGCAGGCGCGCTGCTGCAGGCCGCGGACGGGCGCCAGTACGCCACGGTCGCGGCGATCGTTTTCAACCAGGCCAGCCAGGCCGTCGAAGTGCGAGCGGTGGTGCCCGGGGCGCTCGGCAATGCGGCGCCGGGCACGCCGCTGTCGCTTGTGTCGCCAACCGTCGGCGTGCTCGACCAGGCGGTGGTTGCGGCCGGCGGGCTGACCGCGGGCACTGATGAGGAGACGGTCGACGCGTGGCGTGCCCGGGTGATCCGCTCGATGCAGCGGATTCCGCACGGTGGCGATGCGGACGATTACGAGGATTGGGCCATGGAGGTCGCCGGCGTCACGCGCGCGTGGACGCGGGCGAATTACCTCGGCCCAGGCACTGTGGGGCTCTTCTTCATGCGGGACAACGACCCCAATCCGATCCCCTCGGCAGACGCTATCGCTGCGGTGCAGGCGTACCTGGGCGCGAAGCGGCCGATCACGGCGGAGCTGTATGTGCTGGCGCCGACGCCGTTGCCCGTGGCCTACCGGCTGAAGGTCGAGCCCGACAGTGCCGTGCTGCGCGCGCGCGTCGAGCAGTCCCTGCGCGCGTTGCATCTGCGGGAGGCGGATCTGGGCGCGCGCTTCGTGTGGACCCACATCGGGCAGGCGATCAGCGAAACGGAAGGGGAAGCGGATCACCGGCTCGAGTTGCCGGCGGCCGACGTGGTGCCGGCCCCGAATGAGCTGCCGGTCTTTGGAGGTATCGAATGGCTGTGAGGACCGCGCAGGACTACCTGGCGCAGGCGCTGGCGCTGTTGCCGCCTGGCCCGGCTTGGGAGCGGGACGCCGTCCCTGAGCTGGTCGGCATCCTGGCCGGCTTGTCGGAGGAGTTCGGCCGGGTGGATAGTCGAGCCGCCGATCTCCTCGCCGAGATGGTGCCGTCGACTGTCCGCGAGCTGCTGCCCGACTGGGAGCGCGTGCTCGGGCTGCCCGATCCCTGCCTAGTGCAGCAGGGCAGCTTCGCTGAGCGGCGAGCTGAGGTGGTGCGCCGCTTCGGGGAGGTCGGCCGGCAGGATCCGGCGTACTTCGTGATGCTCGCCGTGCGGCTGGGCTATCCGAATGCCTGGGTGGAGGAGCACCGCGCGCCGCGCTTTGGACGGTCGCGCTTCGGCCTTGGGCGTTTCGGCACGCGCAGGCAGCAGTTCCTGTGGACCATGCACCTGGGCGCCCGCAAGGCGGGCGGAGCGCGATTTGGTGTGACGCAATGGGGCGAGCGCTTCGGCGCCAACCCGAACGACATTATCCAGTGCATCTTGCGGCGGTATAAGCCCGCCCACACCGATGTGCTGTTCGACTACGAGTGAGGTGAGTGAATGGATTTTCCGAAAAGTGTGCCGGGCGTAGGGCTGGTGGGCGGGCGCTTCGTGGACGAGGACGCCGTCGCGGGGCGTGTTGGCTCGCTGATTCCGGCGGCGTGGGGTAACTCGCTGACGATGGAAGTGCTCAACGTCCTGGCCGCGGCTGGCATTGCGCCGGATGAGGCCTCGGATGCGCAGCTGGCGCAGGCCATCAACAAGCTGATCGTCTCGGCGATCTCGGGCATCAAGGCAGGGATTCCTTCGGTTTCTTTGGCTTCCCTTCCTGCCGTCGATCAGGGGCCTGTCTTCGTGACCGAGCGGCAAGACATCTGGGTCTGGACCGAGACGGCGTTCTGGGCAGGCTACCGATCCCCCCGAGTGGGTGCCGTTGAGTTCGGCCACACGTTAACGCCGCGCCCCTGGCAGCTCGACGCGGCTGGCGCTTGGGTGCCCAAGGCTGGGAACGAACGCCTGCTCGCTTATGCCAAGGAGAATGGACTTTTGGTGCCGACGGCGTCCTGGGCAGCGGGCGGGTTGGTATTTGCAGAGGAAACCACTCAGATTCGCCTGCCAGACTTGCGGAATCAGTTCCTCCGGTTTACGGGGACTGACGTTGACACTGCAAATGCGAGGGCCATGGGTAGCTGGCAATCGGACGCCCTGCAGGACCACGACCACTGGACCTACTTCGCTCGTAAATTCTCCGGTGCAGCCGGCACCGGCACTGCCGGCTCATTTCCGAATAATCAGGGCATCAGCGACCCACTGATGTACACCAGCATGGCGTCCGTACGCGGCTTCCGAACATCGAGTGAAACGAGGGGCACCAACGTTGCACTCGCGGCGCGTCTACACGTGTAGGCGAGGATGCAGCGAGACGTTGATCGGGCGAGTTTCCGCGCCGCCGGTGCTCCCTGTCTGGCCGCCGTACGTGCCGGGGGTGCCGGCGCTGTTGGCCGTACCGCCGGCAACATATGTGTTCGTGGAGTGACTGTGCGCGGCGAGCATGTGAGTCTGCTTGCTACCCATGGCCCTCGCATTTGCAGTGCCAAAAAGAAACCATGAAAAGGAAGACCGATGAAGACTGTGTATCAAACGAATGACAGCAACGTGCTGGTTCATGCTTTGCAGATTGCGGAGCAGCCCGGGTATGGCTACTGCCTGCCTTTCGGAGCGGTGGAGGTCGCGCCGCCTGCGAGCGCCGATGGAAAAGCTGTGCGTTGGTCCAGCGGCACCCCGCGCAGCATGCCCGACTTCGGGCTGAGCGGGACGGGGTCCTGGGAGCAGGAGAAAGACTATCGAAACGTGCCGCTTTACCTCACGCAGTCGGGTCAACGTTACGCCATCGGGCAGGAGGTGGACGGCGTGGCGTTCGACGGCGTGGGCGAGCTACCCGCATGGTTGACCGAGACGGCCTGGCCGGGCGAGTTCTTCGTGTGGAACGGAATCGCCTGGCAGCTCGACGAGGACGCGCGGCACACCGCTCTGGCGGAAAGTGAACGCGCTTGGCGCGATGCGGAAATCGCACGGACCGACTTTCTTTTGCTTCCGGACTATCCGCTCGACGATGAACGCCGTCAGGCGCTCAGCGAGTACCGCGTGTTCCTTCGCGACTGGCCCGCCCATCCTCTGTTTCCGGATCAGTCTGCACGGCCGGTGGCCCCCGAGTGGCTCGCGTCGTGGCTCTGAACCCGTGTGCCGCCGCACAGGGGAAGGCCACCGCGCAACCGCAGCTCATCGCGGGTAAAAGCCGCAAGTATTACCGATCAGACCCGGAGGTCAAAACACTACGCAATTGACTCTTCGGCAGAAAAGAAGGGCGCCCCGCCCACGTGCGCTAACACGTGGGCGGGGCACCAGCCAGCAGTCCTAGCCTGCAAGCCAGCCAAGACCCCTCACTCTCGCGAGAGCGGCCAGAGGCTAACAGATTTGAGGTTTGCATGCATTCGGCACCGATCGTCCCTTGGATCGGCGGCAAGCGCCGCCTGGCCAAGAAGATCATTCCCTATTTTCCCAAGCACAGTTGCTACGTCGAGCCATTCGCTGGCGGCGCGGCGCTGTTTTTCCTGCGGCCGCGGCCGGCAGAAACGGAGGTTTTGAACGACGTCAACGGCGACCTGGTGCGCCTGTACCGGGTGGTGCAGAACCACCTCGAGGAGTTCGTGCGCCAATTCAAATGGGCGCTCAGCAGCCGCCAGATCTTCAGCTGGATGCAGATGACGCGTCCGGAGACGCTGACGGACATCCAGGCGGCGGCTCGCTTCTATTACCTGCAGCAGCTGACCTTCGGCGGCAAGGTCTCGAGCCGGAGCTTCGGCGCGGCCACCACCGCACCGCCAGGGCTGAACCTGCTGCGGCTGGAGGAGACGCTTTCGCAGGCGCATCTGCGCCTGGCGAACGTCTACATCGAACACCTGCCCTGGCAGCGCTGCATCGAGTTGTACGACCGGCCGCACACCTTCTTCTTCATGGATCCGCCGTACTGGCAGACCGAAGGCTACGGGGTCGAGTTCGAGTTCTCGCAATACGAGGAGCTGGCCGAGCGGCTGGCGACCCTGCAGGGCAAGGCGATCGTGACGCTCAACGATCACCCCGACATTCGTCGCGTGTTCTCGCGATTCCGCATGGAGTCGACGGAGCTGCGCTACACGGTTGGCGGTGGAGGCGGCGTGTCGCGATCGGAAGTAATCATTTTCAGCTGGGACGTCGACGAGCAGCCTGCGGGGTTGTTCTAGGCGCCCTGACAGTCACAACATGGCCCGCAATCGCGGGCTTCTTTTCGTCCATAGGATCGAAATGAATCAATTCTCTCTGTCGCAACGCAGTCTCGCGCGTCTGGCCGGCGTGCATCCTGACCTGGTGGCGGTGGTCAAACTGGCGATTCAGCGTACGCCTTGCGACTTCACGGTCGTCGAAGGCGTGCGCACCAACGCGCGCCAGCGCGAGCTCGTCGCCAGCGGCGCCAGTCGCACGATGCAGAGCTTTCACCTGCCGCAGGTCGACGGACTCGGCCACGCGGTAGATCTGGCGCCGCTGGTGGACGGCGCTATCCCCTGGGACAACTGGGCCGCATTCGCTGACCTGGCGAACGTGGTGAAGGCCTGCGCCTCCGAATTGGGCGTGCCTATCGAGTGGGGCGGGGACTGGAAGACTTTCAAGGATGGCCCGCACTTTCAGATTCCGCGCGACTGGAAAAGCCGCCCGAGCGACGCCGCGGAGGAATGATGCAGGAGAACCTGGGTTACCTGCTGGCGCTGGTTGGTACAGACGCGGCGAGCACCGCGGCTGCCGGCGAGCCGCTCACCCTTTCCCAGATGGTCGGTTATCTCGTCGCCGCCTTGCTCGGCGGTGGCGCCGCCGTAAAGGTGATTCCGATCCTTCTGGCGCGGCTGGCCGTGTCGGCGGCCGGAGCCAAGTCCGAAAAGGATGCCATCGAGCGCTTGGAAGGGCAGCTTGCTGTCGAGCGCCAGGCCACTGCAGACGCGCGCAGCGCCGCAAACGAGGCGTACAAGCAGCGCAACGACCTCTACCTCGATCTCGCCAAGGTGCAGGCCGAACTGGCCGCGCTGAGCGAGCGCACGACTTACCAGGCGCAGACGATCGAGCGCCAGAACACCCTGATTGCGGAGCTCACCGCTCAGGTGCAGGCCCTTCAAGGAGAGATCCGTGGAAAAGTTGCATGAATGGTGCCTGTGTCGGCATCCGAAGCTGGCGCGCGTCTTGCGCCTGGTCTACGCCGTCGTGCTGGTGGCGGCCATCTTCGCCGGCGGGTACTCCGTTGGCAGTCTCACTACCTGGAACAGCGCGAACCGTGCGATGGCCCTGCAGGCGGAGGCCAATGCGCAGCAGCGGGAGGACTACCGCGAGGCCTTGGCGGCCGTTTCCGCCGCAGTTGGTCGGGCCGCTGACACGGCCGAGCAGGCGGCGGACAAGGTGGACCGCGCGGCCGACGCCGCGCAGGGCGCAATCAAGGCCGCGAAGGGCGCCGCCAGCAAGGCGGGGACGGCGGCGACGAAGGCGAGCGCGGCGGCCAAGTCCGCGAACACCGCGGTTCAAAAGGTCGAGGAGGTGTTGGCGCCGCCCGTCTCGCCACCTGCCGCTGTTCCTGAATGGCTGGATACGCCATGAGCGCGTCCATCCTTCGGGCCGCTGCTCCCTACATCGCTGGAGTGCTCTTACTTGCCGTGCTGCTACTCGCTGCGCGTTGGTATGGCTCCACACGCTATGACGCAGGCGTGTTCGCTGAGCGAGCCGCCACCCTTGAACGACAGGCGCGGCTCGAGCGCGCCATGCAGGAGGAACGAGACCGTGCTGATGCCAACTACCGCGGCGCCGTCATGGCGCGCCAACAAACCGAAGCTGCTCTGGCCGCGTCGGAGCGCGACCGCGCTGCTGCTGTCGCTCGAATTGGCGGGCTGCGCGCACAGCTTGCCCATCGGGGCGCCGCGGCTGCCCGCGCCGGCGGCGGACCTGACGGCGCCGGCGCCGACTGGCTCGGCGTATTTGGAGAGTGTGTCGCCCGAGTTGAAAGCCTTGGACGCCGACTTGGCGAGGTGGGAGCAGATGCTGCGCGATTCGCTGACCAGGTGAACGGTTTGCAGGGGTACGTCGCAGGCGTGCGCGCCTCTTCGGATGGGAAATAGGGCACAAAAGTTGCTGGTCACGGGCTCCCCATCTTCGCATTTCCGTGTAAGCTGGGGCTCACATTCCGGGTACTCCCGGAAGGATCTAAGCAATGAAAGAGCACGTCGGCACGTCGTTAGTCAGCACCCTCGAGATTCTCCAACCCAATATCGCCAGCTATTTCTGGCGGATCATCACGGTGGACGAAAAAGAGGGGCGAATCCATTCCGTGACCGAAGGGCGGGAGCGCCATCGCACTCATGACGAAGCGGAGGGTGCGGGGATGACTGCGCTCGAGGGCTTGCACTTCGCTTAGCGGCTACGACGACCTTTCAGGCGCCGCACCATTCATTCGGCAAATCGGCGTGCCAACAGGGCCTCAAGGTCATCACGGTAGCGGCTGCGCGCGCCGGTCTCCTTGAACCATTGTTGGGCGGTCTGTTCGACGAGCCGCCTCTCCACCCCATGGGCATCTGCCCAGATGTCGCCTATCGCCATCGCCTGATATTCAGAGATCACGACTGACCCGATAAGCCTAGGCTGCATTTTCAGTTCGTGACGTCCCGCTCGCTGGGAAGCGAATGAGGTTCGCGTCGAGGTAGTTGATCAGACTGTCCCACGTTTTCGAGTTTGGACCTTGGGTGCGCCGATACCAGCGCCGAGCGAACTGCTCTCCATCGTCACCTTCAATCGAGTGATTATCGGCCCAGGCTCGGGCAATTCCGCATGCCTGTCCTACAGTGACAATCAATCGCTGCGCTTCGGGGGTCATAGCGGTCTCCCATTCCGGGTTGTCGTATCCCCGACCGTACTAGCTCCGTGCCGACACCTCTATGAAATTTGCGAATAGTTTCAAAGTTCGGGCGATGATTGCGTCCCTATGCGTTCGCCCTGCAGCGAGCATTCGGAAAAACGGGAGACGTACTAACTCGGATCCCACGCTAACCACCAGCCCTGGTAGTAGCGCTGACCCATGATTTCTTCGAAGCCGATGAACATCATCGCTCGGTTGTGCCCGCCCACAAAGAGCAACCGAGGCTCCAGTAAGTCGGGCACGGCCGACTTCTCCACCGCGCCGAATTTTTGCAGCCTGTCGAGGGTGAGCCGATTCTCCATCCTCGCCAGGGCCTGGTTGTTCATGGCGATCAGGCGCACCTCGGCCGGGATGGGCTCCGGCCAGTGGGCGCGCTCGAGCTTCTTTCCGAGGTGGTGGGTAAGGGTGACGGTGCAGGTAGCGCTCATGGCGACCCACTGAAAATACTGTATGGTTGTACAGTTTATCAGTGCCAGTCAAACAGCAGTAACGCCACCAGCATCAAGCTCCCCACACCGCCGATCACCAGCGCGGCAGTTTCGCCGGGGCCTTGGAACACAAGGTTGGCGACGGCTGATGTTGCAGCGGCCGCGCCAACGAGAGCTGCGATTTCGCGGAGTTTCAT